TGGAAATTGAACTCGTTGTCGGTCCAAAAGCCATTATGCATAGCTTCGATGAACTCTTCAGTCCAAGGATAGTGATCAGGTTTGCGGGAAATTTGTTCTTCGAATATCATATTTGTGAGTTAGTGTATAAGGTATATATTATACTAAAGGCCTAAAAAAGTAAACAATATTAAACTTTTATTAAGTTTTTTCGTTACTAGCTTTACGCCTAATACACCTCATTGCACCGGTCGACTCATCTCTTAATATGATAACTGAATTCCTATTCTTCTTCGCGTAATCGTAAAGGCCTCTTTGATTTTCATCTTCTAAGTTAAGATACTTAGACCACCTTTCGAACTTATTTCTTCCAGTATCAAAGCGACGAAATATGTCGCTTGGTACATTGAAGTCTTTATACTTTGTTTTCTTCTTTATACCTAATGGCCGATCAACGATTGCCACTGACCCTGTTGTTACTTGATCATTAATCATCGTGTGATATCTCCTCGGGTTATATAGATTTTCTGTTTAGTTTTTGCATGCGTTGCTTCAAACACTGAAAGACCAAAGATAGTGCTAATTGGTGCATGTTCTTTCACTATTACTCTGCTATTCTTAAGGGCTAACAATTCTCCAGTAGAAGGAAGTGCAATATCATTAACCAACGTGTATGTTGATTCTTGAATATTACCATCCTTAGTAAGGAACCATTCGCTTTCTATCTCCTCGTTAAGATTGGTTTGATAGATATCAACACCAGTTGCTTCTTTTAGTATTTTGGCAAGAGCAATGTCAGATGCTCTAGTATTCTCTTTAATTAGGAATAGCGCAGCTGCATATGATGCCACTGTTGATTTGCCGAGCGGAAGCTTATTCAATAGTCGCTTCAAATTATACACAAGTTTATGGAATGTATTATACACAGCTTTCTCAGATGATGTCTCTGGTTTTTTGATTAGTTTTCCATTTTCATCTATGACGCCTTCTTTAAATGCGCCTGTCTTTTTCCACGGAGTGGTTAACAAACGAAGAAATCGTAGTGAATAGAAAAAATCTCCTGCTTTAAGTAGTCCCATTATATTGTCTGTAGTTTTTTAACTATATTTAAATCTATTGTTATGTCGCTGTAGTTATTCGGTTCTGCTAAATAATTTAGATACATTAAGAATGGTTTTACACTTGGCCAAAGTTCTGGCTCCAATTTATAAAATATCATTCTATGTGCTGCACCAATTTCAAAAACATTATATATTACAATAATGTGATTTAATACTAACCTCTCTTGAATAATACCAGAATCTCGGTATTTTCTTAATAGGCGGAGTACATATTTAAATCGTGCTAAATCTTCATAGAACTCTTCCGCTGAAATGCAAGAAGAGTTGCGATAATTGTTAGCAGCATATAACTCAAAGTTTTCATTATTTAGTTCACTGAATAGCTTCATGTTTTATTTATGCACTTCAAAGGCTATGTCCTTGTCGACTATCTTTCCGCCATATCTCTTTTTAGCACTGATAGCTGCTCCGCGAGTTGCGTAGCGTGCTTCTTTACCATTAACATGGAGAACTTTATTTACGAACTTTGAACCTCTATTGACTCCAGATTCAAGAAGAACTTCCTTTTTACGCTGAACAGGTTTTTCTACTGGAGCTTCAACTTCGATATAGACTTCTTCTACAACAGGTGTTTCTTCGAAGATAGAATCTACAGAAGGCTTTTTAAATGATTTTTTCTTTTTTGACATTGGTTTGTATATCGTTAATGTTAATATTTACTTACGGATGAACTTCTTTTTGATAGCATTCCACTTCCAATCTTTCTTATTGAAGTTTTTGAAGTTTTGAACTTCATCATACTCATCAGGTGTCAAGATCTTTGCTTTTTCAAGATCAACGCCTTCATTCATAGCAAAATCACGTTCAATTTCTTCCCAAACGTTAATGATTTCACCAATAGCTTTTTGCATCTTCTTAAAGTCTGCATCGTACTTTCCTTCAAGTGATTTATTAACACCCTTATTCAGGTTTGATCCAACTTTAAGAGATTTCTCAAGGCTATAAATTTGTGTTGCCGCTGTTTTTACACCTTGGCTCATTGTAGCTTCTTCAAGGTCAGTAGCTTCTTCGACTTCAACCGATTCTTTAAATTGTGGTACTGATTTAGTAATATATGCCATTCCAGTATACAGTTGCTTAACGTCTTCTTTAGGGATCTGAATAAATTTCATGCCATAATTAACTTGTAGACCTGCTCCTTTGCCTTTACCCATCGCAAATTTAGTGAGAGTAATCTTACCCTTCTTATAGAGTTCAGTAGCTTCTTTAAGGTCAGTAGATTCGCTTTTAATAGCTTTACTGATTGCCTTACGTTTGGCATGAATATACTCGTCAGAGCTATCTACATCTCCATCGTTATCGATATCCTTATCTTTACGATCATCAAACTTCTTCTTGACAGCCTTTGGTTGGACCTTATCCAAACCTTCGCCGTCGTCTGATTTTTTATTAGTATTGTCTTCAGCCATAATACCTTGTGCAATGGCTGCGATTTTGCGAGTTAGTTCGTCGTTTATGTTCATAGTTGTTTTTGTTAAAGTGTTATTTATATTGAAATTTAATTTGATGGAAGGTCAAACATCCAAACGAATGCCGCGACGATAGATCCAATGAGTGCTGTAGTGATAGTCCATACGACTGACTTTATGGTTCTAGTTGTATCTTCGACGTGAGATAGATCGCGTTCAATCAGTCTTAAGCGGTCGTCTTGCGCGACCATTCTCTTAAGGATGATCCTGGTTGAATCTTCTTGAGCTGAGATCTTTTCTTCGGCTCTGGCCAAAGCAATGATAGCATCTGCCATCTTATCGATCTTTTCTTCAATTCGGTCTAGTCGCGTTTTTTCGTTTGCGTTCATGTCATCCATATTCCCATGTTAAATCTATTTTGGTTGTTATTCGAAAGAAGCAGCGACTTGCTTTCTTACTTCCGGTGATAATTCTTTAAAGTGATATAAGTTTACACTATCATCAGTGTGTACTTTACCTGTCATTACTTGGCCGTCAACTTCATGTTGATCACCAGTCCATTCTTTTCCGTCTGCGGTATAATGACCTTCTGACTTCCATGTTGCTGCTTCTTCAAGATCAGCTGATTCGTATACTTCATACCCAGCTTTTTTCAACTGTCCCGCTTCTTTATTTGTTGAAGGAACCCAAAATGTGCCATCATCACCCATAAATATTTGAGTTTTATATTTCTGTTTCGAAGCTGCTCGCTTCGCTGCTTGAGGGCTTGAAAATTTAGATATATTAGAACTTGGTATTTTAGCTTCTTCAAGATCAGTAGATTCTTTCAACTTAGCAAGTTTGCTCTTAAGCATATCGACGTACTTAGTACCTCCATAAGATTTTACTCGTTTACGATCCGGGTTCTTGATCATCTTTTCAAGATCTTTAATATCGAGCTCTTTACTAGTAGCTTCTTTCAAATATTGTAAAAATGTAAACATATTATTTTGATTTGTATTGGTACTTAAGAGGAACATCTTCAGGATTTTTAAACTGCTTAACTTCCTTTTTAATGGCTTGCAGCGCTTTGATAAGTTGATTAAGCTTTTTCTCATCAACATCATCGCCATTCTTCTGACTAGATGTAAACTGCTGAATCGCGCGATTAACTACATAAAGCTCGTTGTTAATAACATTGCCAGGTAGACGTGAGAATGCTTCTTTAAGATCGAAGTCAACCGACTCAAATGCCATTACTGCGTCTTTAGCAGTTTTAAAGTATTCAACTCCATTAGATCTTCCAGCATCAAGCTTAATCTTACCCTTTTCGATTGAAACATCAATTACTGCACCCATACCGAAATCAATTTGGTTACCTTTAATGTTTCCTCCGGCTTTCTTAGCTGCTGCTAGAATCTTCTTAATATCAGCCTGAGATACTGCTTCTTCAAGATCATTTGCTTCTACAAACACTACTTTCTTCCTACCAGTATTATTATCTGTATAAGTTAAGTGCATTCTCTGCTTAACATCCATTGAAGTATCCCATTCGCCATCTTTAAGTTTTTTAATGACCGTAGCATACTTCATTCGTTTAGCTTCTTCGAGATCAACTGATTCACCTAATACTGCATCTACACTACCGCTTGGAACTGTAACAGGATCACCCTTCATTTGCTTAATGCCTTTTTTAATAGCTTCAGCGCTATTATTAGCTTTCACATCAACTGTTTGACCCTTAAAGAGTTTACCAGCTTTCTTAGTGATAGTAACTGTCCACCATTTGACTGCTTCTTCAAGATCTGTTTCTTCCGCGGGAGCAAACATCTTTCTAGCGCCTTTCATAAATGCATCAAACTCTTTTTTCTCGGCAGAATTCAATTTAATCTTTCCTTTGAGAACATCGCCTAATGTGTCTGGATTTATACGACCAAGTTTCTTTTCTAGTTTATCAAATGAACCTTCTTCAATATCCTCAGACTCCTTTACAAGCTTGCTGATCTGTCCTTTTAATATCTTCTTAGCTGCATCTGCATGAGCCTTAGTTACTTTCGATTCTAAATCAAGATATCTCATCTTCTTAATCAATGCGTCGGCATCCTTTCCTCCTTTGAGTCTTAGAGCCTTAAGAACCATCGCGACTGTTGCACTAGCTTCTTCAAGATTGGTTGCTTCGTCAACTCCAATCATCAATGCGCTAATTGCGTCTTTAACATTTTTAAAGTATTCGACGCCAGATGACTTACCGCCATCAAACTTAATCTTGCCTTTTTCGATAGAAAAATCAGTTACTGCACCTTGGCCAAAATCTGCTGTATTTCCTTTAACATCAGCACCAAGTTTTTTTGCAGTAGCAAGAACTTTCTTCAGATCTGCGTTAGTTGCTTCTTCGATTTCAACAGATTCTTCGGTAAGAGCTTTAACTCCAAACTTAGGGAAATACTTATCGTTCTTCTTTTTTGCGATTGAAGCAGTATCCTTATCGTTCATCTTAGAGAATACTGCCTTAGCTTTCTTAAGATCACTTGAAGAAATCTTAGCAGCTTGATCTTTCTTAGCAAGTTCACCTGCGACTTTGATGCCATCTTTATCAGTCAACAACCGAAGAGCATGAACAATATCGCGATAAACAATAGCTTCTTCAAGAGATTCAAGCAACTTGAGCTTCTTTAGTTCACTCTTTACAACACGATCTGGTGCTTCCATATCAGCTGGTGCATCGATTCCTATAAGAGTAGTAAGACCTTGTGTTAGATCCGCATTCTTGATCTTACCAGACTCAATCGCTTTAACAATATTTTGTGTAACAGTTTTGCGCTGTTTCTGCTTTACAGCATCGCTCATGATCACGATCTTTTCAACCCAAGACTTCAAAGATTCTTCACCCTTTTTAATAGAGTACATGCCTTTATGAGTTTTAACCTTGATTGCTTCTTCAAGATCAGTAGCTTCAGCAATTCCTTCAAACTCTGGTTGGCTATCAATATATCTGATGTAAGCTTCTTTAATTTCGGCTGTAGTTGAATCTAAATCGATGTTAGAGGAAGCAACGAAATTTTCGACTACTTCCATATTATCCTGTTTGAGAGTAAGAGATACAATTTTTTCAAGTCTAAGAGTATCCAAATCCTTCTTAACCTTTACTTCTTCTTTGATCTCTTCTCCTTCAGGACGACGAGTACTCTTTTTTGGGTAAATGATCTTGAGAGGGTTATTTGTAATGAAGATTAGTTCATCATCCAAATCTAATCCAGCAGCAGTTGCTGCCTTTGTTGTTCCTAATAGTTTGTTTTTAACTCCAAGCTTAATCTCTCCTGGACGTACTGTCGATATAATCTGCTTTAGGTCGTGCTTCTTAATAAGCTTTGCTTGCTTATCCTTATCACCGTTAGTTCTTGTCCATGCTTGTTCGAGCTTCTTAAATGGAACTATTTTAGCTTCTTCGAGTGGATCGTGACCTTCTCTAATTCGACGCTTAGACAATTCTCTCGTAATTGCTGTTACGACTGGTTTAGAAGCTGCTCTACTAACATCAGCAAAGATCCGCAATAGATCCTTTAGCTCTTTATCAGATAGCCGTGCATAATCTGCGGTGGATGCCTCAGCAATATGTTTCTCTACTATTTCTTGTTCTTTTATGTTCATTTAAGTTTTCCCATGGTTAATTGTCTATTCTTATATTTATAATATAGATACTTTACATTCGTATATTATACTATAAATTTGTTACTTTGTAAAATCTATTTACCAAACTCATGGCCGGCGACTCTCTCCATTTGCTTGCTATATTCCTTAAAGCTCGGCTTTTCCTTATATAGCTTAATAGAAATTTCAGAGCGCTCTTTTCCCTTTATGCGCCATTTGTAACCTTTTTCAGTGTGGTCTGGATCAGCGGTTTTGACTACTCGTCTTTTATAACCCTGTTCCCAAGTTTCTCCCTCATACTTACCTTCGCCTTCGTCAATCTTTTGCCCAGGAGTATTTTTTTTAAATATCTTTGTTGTTTCAGGAGTGCCGTAATCTAATGCTTCTTTCATTCCGCTATGTTGCGACCAAAGATCTTTATCAGCAGTAGTTCGGGTTTTACCTCCAGTGACAAAAGAATTGATTCTAGCAAATCCCCACTGGGATGGAGTAGTTCCAGGTCTGTGGCCAGTTTTCCAAGCTGCAACTCCACGATCAAATACCTTCTTAAGAATTGAATACGAAATACCTGTCGCTTTAGCCTTATTTTCGATACCAGTCTTATTTTCAGAGATTAGCTCTTCAGTAGATTCTCCGAGCTGGGCTGAAACCCACTTCTTAGCGATGTTATTCTTAGGAGCTTCTTTTGCAAATTTGGCCATTTGCTTGTATGCCGATGTTGTAGCCTTTGCGACGTTTGCTCCGCTTGAATTATCAACAATAACAAAGTTTTTAGAGAATAGCTGTTGGAATTTACCAAGATTGTTTTGAACATCCTTCCACATCTTTGTAACGGTATCATCTGGAAGACTTCTCGCTCTCATCCGGTTACGCTCTAGAGCTGTATCAAGATCAGTATTAACAAAGATCATTGCTACATCATAACCAATCGTTTTCATTAGATCAGCCTGCTTTTTAATCTTGGCATAGTCTTTACCAGTTCCATCAATTACCAAACCGAGTCTGCCGTTGATATATAGATCCTGTTGCTTTGCTGTCAATTCCTTTGCTCTACCACGAATTTTTTGACCCTTTGGACTAAAGATATTTTCAGGTGATGGTTCAAGATCTGCTTTCTTTAGCATTACCTCAAACTTATCATCCGAATTAACAACCTTAAATCCAAGAGCAGTAAGAGCAGTCTTACCAACAGTGAATGATTTACCAGAACCTGGGCCACCTGCAAGGAATACTGCTTTGAAGATTGCTGGATCATCGACACCCTCTTCAATGCTTTCTTCACCAAACATATCTTTAAATTTCTTTGTATGTTTAGAAGTCTTTGTTTTGGCAGTAGCATCTCCTGGAGCTGGCTTATATGCGTCTGGATTATCATCATCCATAGCAGCTTGTTTTTTAAACTGCGATTGTCGTTTAGCTTTAGTTGACTTTGACAAACCTGCATGATACTTTGGATTTACAGTTTCTTCAAGGTATTCTTCAAGGTGATTAATAAAGTACTTTGTTCCAATAGAGCTAACAACGTAGTTTGAATATCGTTCAGCGATAGTAAAGTTGTGGTTTGTCTTTTGGCACGTTACTCTATCGCCAGTATTAAAAATCTCTCCTGAAATATAGCGTTCACGCTTTTCAGATAGAGTTGGAAGTTGGATATGCTTACGAAAGTTAACCATTTCCTTTAAACCCATTCTCTTACGAATTAGATTAAAGAGCGACATATCTTCTCCGTATTCTTTTGGTAATCCCTTTGAAAAAGACTTAAAGTCACCATCGATTGCAGCTTGGCGCATCTTCGATGCAGACATTCCAGATACACCCTCAGCATCAGGATCACGATCACCCGCAGATACTACTTCAATTCCTCCATCAAAATCATACAGTCCGTGGGCTGCTTTAACTCCGTTGTACTTATTGAGAAGGCTGCTCATTTCCTTAACGCGATCAGAACCAACCACAAATTTCGCCTTAGTATAACCCTGAGAATACAGAGAGGCTGCTGCATGTAGTACCGAAATGCTTTTATCATCAACAATGTTTCGGCCATGCTTAGGAAACATCTTACGCATTACCTTAATCTTTTCGCTGTACTGCAGAGGATTCTTCTTAGCGTCATTTGACTTAGAAGCGTATATCTTATAGTCATTACCAGTTGCGATAGATGCAACTTTAGCAAGAAGCTTTCCATGACCAACAGTAGGCGGATTGAAGCGGCCGAAAGTAAATGTTACTTCGCGTGTCTTTTCTTCATTGAACTCTTTAAATCCTTTAACAATCATACTAAATATCTTTTCTCTTTATTAACGGTGCTGAGCAATCATTGCTTTCAAGTTTTTTCCTATTAGCGTTGACTTTAGCAAGATAACCATCAGGATCTATGTCTGTGCCAGATTGCTGAGTATAATCTACCACTAGAAAGTCTTTAAAATTTAGTATTTTTTCTGGTAATTTATTCATTGTAATATATATTTATACATCTCTCCTATTACGTTAGCTTATCTAGAGCTTCAGGAACAGGATATTTCTTCTTTAAGAGACCTTCTTTAGCCATCTTGTAGATATCTTTGCGATGTTTCTTGTGTGGAAAGGAGGATGATTGTACTGCCTTTAGAGCTTGCTCAAAGGTTAATATATCACTGGCTTTGTATGAGCCTCCAAATAGATATTTAATAATGGTGTCTGGATCATCGCTCAGTGTTTCTGATGATACTTTCTTAGCAGTCTTTGTGACTTTGCCAGTTTTCAGAGATTTTAATGATTGAGTTCCCTTTTGCAATCCCCCTGATAACGAGAACCAAAAACGATCCCACGTAATAGGCTGCTTATCATTCGACATTTCTTTCACTTTCAATCCAGCGAATTTAGCGATACCATACAATAACTCATTTCGATATAATCCCTTTAGGCTTGATTCAAGATATGAAGGAGAATAATAAGACCAAGAAGCGAGCTTAACATTATCAACGAGCATGAAATCAAGTTGTACAGTTTCACCTTCTTGTTTACCATCTACATTTGTAATTGGATACCCAACCGAGACAATACCGATAGACCTTAGATCTCTAAATTTATATCCCTTTTTCTTTGTGATATTAATGATAAGGTCTATCATGTCACCAAATGTAGATACGTTCTTATGCTTAAGCAATTCTCGAGAAGAAAGAGCAATATCAATATCTCCTGAAACTGCTTTAGGAGCTTTCTTTCCAGTAGAACCTAGTATTGCAGTATCTTTTTCGCTAAGACCAAGAAGCTTTAAATAATCTTTAAATACAGATTTTACAGTGGCAATCGAGTTTTCTTGGTTGATACCAACAACTCCTTCGACAGCATTTCCGCCTTCATTGATTTGTATAAATTGTTTAAAGTTTATCATTTCTTTTTGAATTTTATGTCTTTAAGTTTTGCTCTACGATCTTTGAATCTAGCTGAAGTAGCCTTTAGTGTAGTGCCTGATTTCGTCTGAAGAACGATACCTTCGAAATCATCTCCAAACTTTCCAGCTCTTACATATGATAGTATTTTATTTGAAAGCTCTGTTTGGTATTTAGCAATCTCTTGTTTAAGTTTATCTTTGAGAGGTTTATCTATCTTTTTTCGTGACACCAATGCTGCATCGATATTATCATACTTAGAGAGAATATTCTTTTTAACCTTATCAATGCTTAACGTGATATCTATATCAGAATCAATCTTTAAATTTGCACTGGTGTACTTACGCTCCTTAGTCGAAATCTTATATAAAGCTTTGAATATCTCTTCCTTATTTTCGATAGGGTTTCCGTCGAAGTCTTGAACATCGAATGGCACAAATGTCCATTCTTCCCCTAAGTTCTTCTTGTCGTAATCCATAAAAATGAATTGAAGTTTACTGTTCTTCGTTTCAGTTGCAAGTGGCACATACAACACCTCTCCAGTAATAACGATACCATTTCCAGTATTGTATTTAGAAAGTACACTTTGTAACTTCTTATCGTTTTGTACTTCCTTTAGTATATTATCAAAGTTAACACTAATGCTATTGTCATAACCCTTAGAGGTTGCAAAGGTTGAGAAGTCGCCAGGCTTAAAATACCGCTGAGACATTTTAGTATTAATAAATGTCTTGCCTTTAGAATCTTGACCAATCGTAAGAGAGCTACCATCGATCTTCTCAGTAATAGATATATCCTTTAATTTAAGAACGCCTTTATATTCAGATTCCAACTCCTTAATAAGAGACAAAAAATCAATTGGCTTCATTGTCTCAATATGAGTAATGAAGGTTGGCGATATCTTAGTTTCAACTAGGAATGTCTTAAATGAAATCATTATGGAGCTAGTTTAATTTCAACTTGTTTTGGTTTTACCTTCAACTCTTTCTTTAGAAATTTAGTCAATTGTTTAACGGCGCTTTTATATGTTGACATTGCTTTTGAAACGAATGTATCTTGTTGCATTCCAATAATTCCACCAGAATTTAAAGATGCTTTATAGTCAAATGCCCATGTTCCTTCACCCTTAGGTTGTTGACCTCGATGTGAGAATTGCCAAGGTGTTAAATCGATTGCATAACCTTCTTTAAGTTCTTGCTCCTTTTCGATTACATGTTCTTTAAATGTTTTCATATTAATATTCCTATTTATATTAATAAATTTTAATAAAGAATCCGTTATCTACGCTTATCTTCTTAGCGCCATTAATCATCTTATTCATGATGTTAGATAGGTCTTTTTCGTTTGTTATAAAGAAGTGCATAATCTTTAGACCCTGTATTTTCATGCATAAATTCTGTGCAACTTCATAATCATTCTGAGCTTTTGCAACAAGATCATCAAACTCTTCTTTGGTCAATTGGTTTTGATCTTTAACTTTTTTATGTTTAATAACTGTTTTGTACCACCCGTATATTTCCTTACGTCTAGCTTCATTAAATGTACCGAATATTTCTGGCGTTCTACCAAAATATGCAATACTGCTAATTCTTTCATCATCATATTCGGCCATAATACGATCCAAAATAGCAGTACTAATTTTACCTAATCGACCTCCTGACGGTGTTCCATCTGAGGTAATTTCAGTTTGTGCAGTACCATATCCATGCGGAAAACCACGTACCTGTAGGCTAATTTGTTTTAATGTGTCAGTATTCTTAAATGTAAATAGGCCAATTTCTTTACCTTCTTCGCTTAAGTTACAGTTAAACTTAGCGATCTCAATGTTATATGCTGCTATCTTAATTTTACCAGGCTCATTCGCATAATCTATCGATGGATTATTATTGACTAATTGCTTAAGAGAGATCGGATAAAGTGTCTTCTTTTTGTAATAAGAGTATAGCTTATTGTTAAACATCGGAATTAATCCATCTTTAATTTCATAAGTATCTACCAAATTCTGTAGCTCTTTTGAAATGGCAGACTTTTTCCTCTTACTGACTATGAAGATGTCTGCTGGATTCCATGAATCTTTAGCAATCTTTGCCTTCTTAGTAAATGCAGTAATAGCTTTAGCAAAATCTGATTTGTCTGTTGCATCATGCAGTATATCAAAACCGCTTAAAGAACCAACAATCTTTTTAACCACAGAGCGCGTGTTTTTAAAGGTTGGTAACCATGCGATGTATGCATCTGGGTTATCGATGAATAGCTGTTGACCAGTATCTTTAGGTGTCTTAATGTCTTTTCTCAAGGATGCTACAGTTGCTAACTCACCAGCATCAGCCAACTTCTTCCCGAGAGCATTCCTTGAACCATTGCCCATACCTGAAAACAACGACTTATCAATATCAATGAATCTAAATTCTCTTTTGCCATCAGTAAACACAGCAGCATAGGCTTGTTCTGATTTATTTGGATAGAGAATCTTCGTATATTTAGAAACGTCGGTCTGAACCTTTTCTAAAGCCACGATATCTTTAGTCTTTTTAAACTTATAAAATTTGCCATCTTTCGCCTTAATCTTATCACCAGCATTAATCTTAGCGACTATCGCAGTAATATATTTTGGTTTGGAGAGGTCTGCTTTACTAAATAGTGCCATATTATGTTAAGTCAGATACTGTTTTGCCCTTTTCCCAGAACTTACACGACCAGTAGCGCGCCTTCCATTTTGGGCCCAAATCTGTATCGCACTGATGACGAGCTCTAAAGCTTTTACGTCTTTTAGGATCATCTCGCTTGATTTCCATATTAGGATCTCCAAAACCGAGTTTAATAGTATTACCCTTTTCGTTCTTTACATACACGTAGAACTTCTTCTTACCGTCATTGGCACGAAACGGCTTATTAAGAGTAACCTTCTTACCCTGATATTCTGTCTCTTCAAACAAGAGAGAGTCTTTAAATTCTAGCATAATTCCCATAGTGTGTTAAGTTTTAAGATACTTAGTCTAATCTATTTATAACATAACACTTTTTAGTATTGCGCCCATTTACAGTTTTTCCAGCGACTTTGTTCAAACCACCGTATAAATAAGCCCCTTTCTCTCCCATGCGCCTCTATCTCCCATGGAAGGTCGTAATAATTTACGACGTTACATTTCACTATGGATCCATGCCATTTGCATAAGTTAACCTCTCTAGAAAGGTCCTTTAGTTCTCCCTTTGCGAATTGCTTTACATGCACCATTTCATGAGCAACGGTTTCTAGCATTGCTTGAATAGGCTGAGAAGAGTCAACTCTCATAATGAATTCACGAGGACGGTACGAGCTATCTTCCCATATACAATCTCCTGAGAGCTCTTCTTTACCTCTTAGATCACGTATGAGTTTAATATCTACCTCTACCTTATTTACTAAGCGTGGTGCTAAGTGGTTAAGAGAGAAGTTGGCAATGTCTTCTACCATTTCTCTCTTAACCTTACCTGAACCTGTAACCGATATAAACATTAAATCTTGAATGCTGAGAAGTCAGTTTTTGCAGCAACTGGAGCTGGAGACAAATCATCACTTGATAGTGTCTGTGCCGAGTCCTCAATATCGTATAATCGCATTCTAGATCGATCAATGCCAACGCAAAATCGCTTGTTTTGTGTAGGATCATTATAACGATTCTTTAGTTGCTTAATCATCAATTGGTTAGCACTCTCGAGTTGCTCAGTAGATATAAGAGCAAGCATTAAATCAGAAGTTGCTGGCAGACCAAATGATTCTGATGTGTCAGTAATTTCAACATCTGAATTGCCAAATCCTGAACGAGTGACCTGAGTTGCTGACCAGATCGGCACATTGTACTCAACAGCAAGGCCACGAATCTCTTCAGCAATTGCCTTAATAAGCGAGTATGTATTGATCGAACCGCCTAAGCCCTTTACTCGAGAGCTTGAACAGATATTCAAATAATCGATATAGATCACGTCTGGACTAAACTTCTTTTTCATCTTAAGCTCACTTAGAAGTGAACGAAAGTGGCCAACATGAGCGACAGCGGTTGGGTATTCTTTAATAATCAGTTTGCCGTGTGTCTTCTTATTGGCTAAATGTGCCTTATTGATAAAGGCATCTTTACTTAGATCAGTAATCTTTGCGATATCAACATCGAATAGATTAGCATCAATGCGTTCTGCGATCTTTTCTTCTGCCATTTCAAGAGTAATGTACAATACATTTTTACCTTGCGCGAGGGCATCTGCAGCAAAATGGCACATAGCCAAACTTTTCCCAACCCCAGTGCCAGCCAAAATGATATTAAGAGATTTTCGTGGAACACCACCCTTAGTGATCGTATTAAGGAGTTCAATATTGAATGGAATTTTATCTTCTTTTTGATGATAATATTCATAACGTTCTTCAACGTTTTCAAAGTAATCGTGGCCGACATTCGTATCAAATGTGACCGACAAGGCCTTTGTCAGGATATCGGGAATTGCTCCCTCGGCCTTGTCGGTATTACCATCGATGATCGAGATCGACTCCATCAATGCAAGATATACAGCTCTATCTTTACACCACTTCTCTGTCGATTCGATTAGCCACTCTGTTTCAACTGCATTATCATCATGTAATGATTTGATTAGAGCTAGCGTTTCATTTGCTATAGGACGATTGCTATATTCTGATTCTTGGAATTCAACCTCAAGAATGGCTGGAGTTGGCAACTTATTGTATTTAGTTACAAACTGCAAGAATATATCATAGACTGCTTTATGTTGATCTTCAAAGTACTCCTTCTTAATATGCGGAAGAGCCTTTCTGAGAAAATCCTCATTATTAGTCAATGATTTCAGTATTATCGTCTGTATGTCTTGCATTACCTATTTGTCCTGTCTGATCTTCCAGTATTTCTGTTAATATATTTCCGATATAATCTCGGAATTCGGTGCTCTCTTCGAGCTCGTGCTTTGAATATGGTTCAGGTACTTCTTCAATATGATAATTGAATTTTAGACGAGCTAAGTCATTTTCAATATCTTCTTCAATAGTAACTGAACCATACGTATATATTACATTATTATAAGGACCTTGTACAATCTTTAATGAATAAAGTTCAGAGTCCTTCTTTTCTACAAAGATGTATTCTTTACTCATCTGCGATTGACGGTTCAGTTTCAAGCCTAAGTTCTTCGAGCATAGAAACATGAGCAACCTTATATCGTTTCTCGATGCACTTCTCAAAATCTGTCTTATCGAATATTGCTGTCCAGAATTCTTCAGTCATCGTTTGTGCAGCACGAAGATTTCCGCTCAACTCTTCTTGTGTATTAGGATTCATTGCCATATACCAACCATTCTTAGGCTTAACAACGTGACCAGTTTCAAGAGCAAGATCTAATAAACCTGACCACTTTTCGATACCTCCGTCCCAACTTACACTAATTGGGATCTTAGACTTCTCCTTTACAAAGCGAGACTTCTCGATATTAATAATGAAGTGGTAACCTGAGATTTCAGTACCAGCCTTTTCTTGCCGACGGCCAATGATCCATACATCATTCGCTGAGTACATGACACCAGTTCCACCAGACACAACTGCCTTTGAGAACATCTCTTGTGTTTGATACGTGTGGTTGACTGCAAGAAGAGGAATATCCTTCAGTGTCAAGAATGGTGTAATCATGCGGAATAGACCTTTAAGAGCCTTAGCTCGAGTCATATCAGCAACTGACTTCATATTCTCTGCATCTTCGATTTCTTTCTTCGATGCAATGTTACCAATGGAGTCGATCACTACGATCACCTTATCTTTACGATCGATTTCAGTAAGCTGATGAACCAAATCAAATTTAAGTTCTTCAATATTGGTGACAGGTGTATGTAACACACGAGTTGTATCGATACCGAAACTCTCAAAGTATGATTGTGGTGAACCAAACTCCGAATCATAGAACATGAGAACTGCATCCTTATGCTTCTTCATATAAGCACCTGCCATTAAAAGGGCAAACGATGTTTTGAAGTGCTTACTTGGACCAGCGAGGACTGTTAGACCTGAAGAGATACCACCTTGAGTGGAACCAGAGAGTGCGACGTTAATCATCGGCACTGATGTTTTAGTCATTTCCTTTTCGGAAAAGAACTTTGATTCAGAGAGAATCTCTGCGCCTGATGTGCGACTTGATTTTTTTAGTTTTTCTAGTAGTGACATAATTGTTGTTAATTTAAGGTGTAATTATACCATTTTTAATGGTCTTTGTAAATGCCTAAGTGCTATAGGAAGAACGCGTCTAATCCTCCAGTCGGCTCTGTCCAGTTTTTACCCTGCCAATGAGGATATGATGCTCGAGATAGATGAACCGATTGTGGTTTTTCCATTACATCGAAACTGAGTTCTCCAATAGTATTCTTTAGATTTGCCGTCCACATATACACTGTTGTATGACTTTTAAGTCTTTCAATAAATGCTTGACGTACATCTGTTCGTTCTTGCCATGATCCATAGAATGGAGTCTTTTTATACCAACCAGTTTTCGGCACTTTGCGAGATTCGTTCTCAATTGGAAGTGGTTCCCAAGGAATAACACTTGCACTATATGCTCTAGAAATTCGGTAGAGTTCAGCACTGTATCGATCTGCTAGCTTTTCAGCTTCTTCGATTGGATTATCGAATCTGCATAGGTGATGTCGTATATCAATGTTGCCAAAATATGTTTCGATCTTATCATACTCTCGATCTTTAGGAATGAATGTTTCAAACCCACGATTGATAGAACCATGCAGTGTAGAGAATGGAACAGATACATTTTCCCATTGAGGACGATACATACAAATCGCGTGACTATCTCCAAATGAGATGTTTGAATAATGTCTAATCGTATTTGGATCTACTGTAATTGCATCGGCCTGCAACTTCTTTAGATTATTCCAATCAACTTCATTCCATGTAAGATTAGCCTTCGTTAGTCGATCCTCAAACATTGATGCATAATCAGGGAAGTCGACAATGATAGAGTTTACCTTACCCTTGAAGTTAGATAGAGCAACTAAGAAGTCTTTGTTTGGATAGGCTTGAATGCCACCAAAGAGATTAAGGCCACCGCTCCAATCACTACCATGATAGAAAAAGATCTCATCGTATGGTGTGTAGTCTTTAATCTTATCTGACACCAAATTGATAGTTACGTCATAACGCGCTTCGCTGAGCTGATCAGCATAGATAATAGCCTGCGCTGCTTTATGAGAGTGTATCTTATTTGATATAGGTCCTAAACTAGTTAATAGTATCTTTTTCATCTTTCTTCCATTTTCTATATGAGTTTATGCTTTCGTAGAGTGATTCATCTTCAAGTTTCGGTGAAGCCCCAACATTCCAGAAAAGAATGTCTCTTCCAGTGTTTTTAGGAATATACTTCCACGCTTTACCGTCGTAGGTATTAACTGAGGGAAACGGTGGAAGATCTTCTTTAATCGCAGTCGTAAAGGGAAGAGGATGGGAAATGATACTATCATGACCGATCTCCCCGCTTTTCATGTTACGAGAAACTGCAACACAGTGGAACTTAGCATTTGGCCAAGCAATTTGTAATGCTCTATGCAATACGCCAGTCGAAATGACGGTCCACACTTCTTCTGGTTCAGGGATTTGAGATGCTACTTTTACAAATCCTGCAGTCACTAACTCGTGTTTCAAGCCAAGAGGAATAAAGAAAGCATCTTCTTGTTCATCTGCCCACTTCTTCGCGATAGCGTTCAGATTAGGCATAGCAGCAATACGATGAAACTCGTAGTCAGCACCTTTCTCAATACAGCATGCTTGGTGATGTGAGATCTGTTTCGAAGAGGGCATGAACAGTTTCACCTTCTTATCATGTCGCTTTGCAACCTCTAAGAGAGATACACCTGCTAGTCCAGTTCGAGGTTGAACATAGACGAGAGTCTTCTGTTTGATCTGAGAAACTAAAAGATCTCCTCCTCGGATCTTACTACCAACAAGCAGATCGTCTCGAACAACTCGAACACCATCATGCATCTTAACAACTGGAGGTGGATTAGGATCTTCCCAATCTTTTGCTAAATCCAAATAGTACTCCCGGGCCTCTGCGCGGGTACTTATGCCTTGCAGTCGTAGGACTTCGATATCCTTATTACAGTTATCTATTGTATGCGTATCGTGTGACATAACCCTATTATACAGTATTTAGCCTACTTTGTAAACTACTTTTTTAATGAGAAGGTCTTCGGATAGACCCAATCATATGGGATTTTCTTAGTAGTTCCCTTTATACCATGCCGAATAAACAGATGCTTACACCACATACACGCCTTATCTTCGATATTGATATTATATTGGCGCTTCATTGGATTATCTGGATGAGCTGCGACCTCATTGAATTGGCGAACAAGCTCCTTTGCTGGATCATTGATCGGTTTATATGCTCCAGTCGATTCATCTAATTCAAACTTCGTTTTACCGAATAGGTTCTTACCTCCAAAGAGTTGCCATAATCCATAGAATGACAATGTGCCTGGAGTAACCCATGATTCTGGATCTACCAAATCAGGACGAGCCATTGCGATATGGCGAGAGAGATTCTTAAACGGATACATCACATTACGAAATCCAAACTTCTCTTTAGTGTGTCGTTCTAACTTAGATGCTAACTCCATCATTGTAAGTCTCCTATCAGATTCTAGAATCGAATAGCAATCTTCTGCAATTTGTTGAGGAACTTCACACAACCAATCTCGTACGATAGTTCCCTTTGGATAGTAGATCTGAAAAAGATCAGAGCGAGCATGCCTTTCAGTTTCAAACCGAGTCTTCATAGCTTCGATACCATGATCGCGCAATGCTCTAAACGTTAGCCAATGCTCGTTACTGAATGACCATACAATAGTGTGATGCAAAAGCGTCTTGAGATCTTTCTCGTCCTTCATCTCATCTACATACGGCATTTCATCCCAGTGTAATCGATGAGAGAACTGTTGTGGATTTGCTTTAAGTAGAGGTTCTTCTCTTACATCGTATGCTCTACAGAACTCAAAGAACTTTTGAAATCGTTCTTCGAGAGAGTAGTTTTCTAATAGACAATTAGTCGGCTTGCCTTTCTTTAAGATTGGTTCAGACGAATTTGGATAGATAATCTTATTAGTGCTGCTATCATCGATGAAATCTTCTATAGTGTTTTGCATTTTTCTTTGTATTGTTCGACTGTCATTCCTGCTTGTTTTAGAATAGTATCATCTGAAGGGTGATTCTTAATACCATTGAAAGTTTTGATTAAACCAAAATCTAACATAGCTTTTTGTCTTCCATATGGATGATCTTTAATGCTCGATGAATTCCATAATGTATCCATATTTACATCTGCATAATCGGCTCCAGGACGGACATAGTTTTCAATCCAACGAATGAAGTCGCATGCAACATCTTCTGCGTTATACGGCACTGATCCAGTATCTTCATAGATTTTCATCATCACGGCATCTAAGAACTCTTCTGACTTCTTACCCTTACCATTAGGCGTGTCTGCCAAATAACCAATGCACTCAACAGCATTTGTTCCATAATAGAACATTGACTCAAGATTGACAAATTGCGGAAACCAATCAGCAACGTCTGCAATGATTGCCGCATATTGAAAACGGTATACTCTTAGGCCATTCGTTTGGTTCCATTTAAACATCCATTCACCAATTTCTCGGAGATTGCGTTTACCGCCTTTCTCTAAGAAAGATGCTAAGTCACGAGCCAAACGTGGTGCATACTCGCATAGGAAGTAATCTCCTCCACGCTTGTATACATAATCACCTTCGATACCAAACAATGGAGCCGATTCTACTTGAGGCTTTGGTGGTTTTGGAAATGCTGGAAACTGATAACCAACTGAAGTGTAAAATGTCTTTTTAGTAGACTTCACTTGTTCACACATTTCTTCGATTGTATCAGATTGCCATAGATCAAACAAAAGAGTGTTATGATAGCCGCTTGGTTTCGTTGCATAGTTAATAGCTGAACCACATACACGATGGAGAATGAAGAGATAGAGCCATTCAGAAAGTCCGAATGTGTCTCTCTTATTACTCCAATTCGCTGCTACTTCTTTTCGTTGATGTGTATAAAGACCAGCTTCCATTCTTGACCAGTATGGATGATCTTCTGACCAACCATAGAAGCAATCATTCACGATCTGACT